GCATCGCCGACGGTTGCGACGGTGACGAGGCCCTTGGCGGGCATCATGAACCGGGGCTCGGTGGCGGGGTCCTGGGAGGGGGCGATCTCCTTGCTGGGGTTGGTGCACGCGCCGAGGGTGGCGGCGGCAGTGAAAGCGACGAGAGCGGCAATGGCCTTCTTCATGTTCATGGTTTCTATCCTTCTGGATTGGTTGGATTGGTGAGTGAAGTAGTATCCCTGTTTGGGATGTTTCATAGCATATGTCGTCCGGTTCGGATGCGCAAGTCCTAATATCCACAATAATGGTTAAATGGGTCACATGTTGGGTGGTGTGAAGATCGGACATGGACGCACATCCTCCGCGAACACCACCCTCCCCGCATCATCCACACGCCCCACAATCAGCACCCTCACGCCGAGCATCCGACGCATCAACGGCACCGCTTGCTCACGCACCCACACCTGCACGGTTCGCCCACTCACTTCATCGACCAGGTAGAAGCCTCGGCCACGCGCGTCCGCCGCGCCCTGGAGGACACCCGCAACACCCCTCACGCCGGTCCCCCACCCACGGGAAGAACCCAGATCGTGTTGAAGCCAACCCTGCCTGATTCGTGATCGACGGGGACATGCAGCCACCCCCACTGGCCTGTGCTGGTAACGGCGGTGAGGAACGCTTGAGAGATGCGTGTTTCGTCGAGCTTCGACACGAGGTCCGCAGTGTCGGGGGTTTGGGAGTCCCAGACGCTCACCTGCTGCTGGGTGAGTGCGCTCAGGAAGCTCACGACGCGCACAGGCACGGGAGACGTGGGTGCGCTCTTGAGGTGGAGTTGGAACCCGTCTGCGGGAGCGTCGTCGGGGTAGCAGTAGCCGCTGGGAGTGAGGGTCCAGTTCTGGCTGGCCATGATGGGATCATCCTTTCGAGATGGCTAAGGCCCCGCCGTCATGAACTGGCAGGGCCTTACCGTGGGGGTTACTTCTGTGGGCGCGTGCGTCGAGCTTCGCTGTTGATGTATTCAAGCTCTTCGACGTAGAGGCGCTTGGCGGTGTCGCTGAGGCCTTCGGCTTTCATCATCTCGTCTACGGTTGTTCGACGAGAGCCGTCACTGGTACTCAGGCCCGCGACGGAGACGGCCTCGTAGCGGAACAGGAGTGCCATCACTGCGTCGTTATGCTTGAGGCGCTTGTAGAGGCCAGGTGGAACGACGTGGCTGCATACGAGGTACATGAGGGCGTAGTGCACGTCCCATGCGGGCTCGATACTTTCGCTCCAGAGGCCGTCTGGCACGCCGACGTAGTGTTCGTCGAAGTAGTCGTAGCACTCCTCGATGCGTCCGGTGACGCATTTGAGCCACATGTCGATGAGCCGTTCCGGCGCTTTGCCTATCGCCAGGTAGTTCCACCGCTTTTTGATGAGGGGGGTTGAGCGTGCGGCGGCGAGGGCAGCGTTGTATGCGGTGAAGAACGTGTGCGCGTATTCGCCTCTGTTGATGCTGGGCTCGCCGGTTTCGTCTTCTGCGAGGTAGAGGCTGGCGGGAGGAGCGAAACCTGCCCAGACTCCCCATTCGTAGGGGTGAGCCTGGTTCATTGCAACACTGATGGGAGATTGGACCCAGCAGCGGGGGAGCCTGTGGCCGAAGTGGTGGAGGCATAAGTCGAGCAGGCCGCAGTGGTGTAGGCAGCTGTAGACATGGGCAGGGCCGTCTTTTCTCACGACTGCGCCAGCGATTGCGCCCGCGAGCGCCGCCTTGTCGTCGTCGGTGACGCTGGGGTCAGACAAGCCGTCCTTGAGCTTCTTCATAGTCCAAATGATGTTGTCGCGCGTTGCGGTGGTGTCCTGGATGAGGGCCTGAGTCCACTCGCGCACTTTGGCACCGCCAGCCTTGATGGCCAGTGCGGACCAGGTGTCCGGCATACCGCCGTAAGCCTGGGCGTATAGGAGTGAGCCTTCCATCGTCTTCGGATACTTGGCGCACAAGTCTCGTAGGAAGTTGGCGGCTGTTTTCTCGTTCGAGTGGCGGATGAGCTGCCGGTAGAGGTAGGGGCCGTGTGGGCCGCTGAGGATCTTCGCGTCGGTCTCGATGGGGTTGTTGAATGGTTGTGGGCGTGTGGGGATGTTGAAGAGTCGGTGGTAGAAGCGGTCGTAGTCCTGAACGGGGTCGAGCTGGACCGAGTGCGCCAGTCCCAGGTATCGGCGCACTACTGCCGCCGTGTTGTCGTCCATGTTGTTGGCGTTGGTCATGGCGCGGATAAAATCGGCGTAGTTGTCTGCGTCGAGGAGCGCCCCTGCGGGGAGGCGTTTACCGCTCTGTGCTGCTTCGATGACGCGACGGTAGAGGTCTTCGCCAGAGATCGTAGCGTAGTGTCTGCGTTGCGTGGCCACAGTTTTGATCCTTTGCTGTTAGTTGATTGGTGGGGCCGGGAGCTTGTCGTCGTAGAGGTCGTGCTTGTAGGCGAGGTCTTCGCCAGTGGTGAGCGCGTATTGGCCGCGCATAGGCACCCATCCTTGGTTTCCCCACATGTCGATGAGGATGGTGATGGCCCTGTCGAAGTCGCTGTTGTACTGGGCCCACAGAGCAATGGGGGCAGTGTCCCGGTAGCGGGTGGTAAATGGGGACTCGCGGACGACGGACAGATACAGGGACGTGTTGTAGGCGCACAGGGGGAACATGTAGCGTTCGACGGTTCGCGCGAGGGGCTTGCGAGACAGCATCAGCGTGTAGGGGACGATCTTGTCGAGGAACGTCTTGGGGACGCAGTACAGGAACGCGCCGTCAGGGTATTCGTCTGACTTCGGGGCGCGTTGGGCGTACTTGAAGCCGTCGGGCATGTTGTTTGCCTGCGCGGGTGAGAGCCGCAGGTTGACTTGCGAGGCGATGGGGATACTACCGGACGGGCAGGTGACGGGCTGGGTGCCGGTCTTCTGGTAGTACTCGTCGTAGGTCGTGACCTCGAGGGGCTTGTCGTAGCGGAAGGCGATACTGCCTTTCAGGGGGGCCGCAACGTCGGGAAGGGATGCGTCCCACGGCTCGGTGACGATGAACCTGTCGGTCTCGAACAGACGGGGGATGTCCCATCCTTGGGGGCGTAGCGCTTCGAGGGTGGGTAGGTAGTTGGCGGGTCGGGACCGCAGGAACGCCATGTAGGCGCGCTTCTGTTTCTTGTCGTAGTCCTCACCGTCGAACTCTGGCATTCCGAGGGGTTGCCCGTACACGGAGATGGGCTGGTTGCTGGTTTGCTGGTAGGGGCTGGTCAGCATGGCGGGTGTTCCTGTCGTGGTCCTTTCGAGATGGTCAACTACCACGATGTGAGCATCGCGGTTTGTCCCTGCCCGGCGGTAATGGGAGCCGATTAACGTCGGTTCCTCCCGCTTTTGTCACCCATTACTGGGGTGGCGGAACATCATAGGGGTGGTTGACAGCACCCCGCCCAAGTCAGACCTTGTCCGACTGGGATTCAACGAGGCTCTGGTATCCGAGCCGTTGAATATTCATCGCGGCTACGCGGTCATCATTAGACCTGTAGCCACAGTTCGAGCAGTGGTATTCGTGCAACCGCTTATCCCTGTTCGCCTTGCGTACTGTGCCGCATTTCGGGCAGGTCTGACTCGTATAACGCGGGTCAACCACGATGACGGAATGCCCGGCCTTCTTGGCCTTGTATTCGATCATCTGGCGGAGCTGGTAAAACGCCCAACTGAGCTGCACATACCTGTCTTGCACGCGGACTTTTTCGGTTGCGTGACGAACACCTTCAAGGTTTTCCAACGCGAAGAGCGTGGGCTTGGACTGTCGGCTGACGAGTGCCTTAGAGACCTGATGATTCACGTCTCTCATCCAACGGTTTTCTCTCTTGCCAATGTTCCTGAGCCTGCGTCTTGCGCTGCGCGTCCCCCTCTTTTGTAGGGAGGCGCGTAGCCTCTTGTAATGCTCGCGCTTGCTTTTTACCTCCTTCCCGTCGTAAAAGTCGGTATGCCCGTCACCGTCGTAGCTGGTGGCGAGGAAACGGACCCCCAAGTCCACTCCGACGACTTGCTGCGGTCGGGATGGTTCGGGTAGTTCCACGGTGCTGGGAATGAGCAGGAACCATTTCCCGTTCCGATTCAGCAGTCGGGCCGTACCGAACTTGCCGTGGCGGTATGGTTCGGGCATATGAGTCCAGTCAACGGGGACTTTGATTCGCCCATCAAGAGTATTCACGCTCAATCGCCCGTCTTTAAGGATGCTGTAGTCCCTGTTCCATACGAGGTCGTAGCCGGGGGAATGGTATTCCGGTTTGCTGGTCGCCCACGGACTACCGTGCATCTCTTTGATGGTCCGATAGTTCCCGATGACGCGGTTTATGGAAGAACATGCCATCTGCGCTCCCACATGGTACTCATCGCGGAGCCTACGGTAGACAAGCTGATGAAGCGCTTTCTGGCTGAGCGTCTTGTGTTCCCACGCCACCTTGCTGACTGTGTTGCAGCAGTCAAGGTAAGCGGAGCACGTGTCGGTGAGCGTCTCAGATTGGTCGGGAGTCGTTTCGACACGCACCGCGTAGGTGAGCGTATTAAGCATGTCGCCGCTCCCTTACCTGAAGTTTCAGTAACGAGTGTAATAATAACAGATTACTGAAAGAAAGGAGGGGCAGGGTGTGAGTGTCCCTGCCCCTCCACGTGTGGGGGTTAGTTGGCGCGTACCCATTCGCTGAGGGTCATTGTCCGTGACCTGCGGGCGGTGGGGGCTGGTGCAGTCAGGGCATTGAAGTTCCGTGAGAGCACGATCCAGTGGGGGCTGGAGACGCGCTGGAGGGGGAAGCTCGTCGGCGACGTGTACGCGCCTTGCGGGTAGGTCACATCAAGGTCTGGGTCGTAGGCCTTGACGAACTCGACGATCTTGCCGAGGTTCCGGTAGATCTCCTTGTCGAGGGCCGGCATGTTCGGCATGATGAACGTCATGTCGAAGGGGGCGACGTAGACGGTTGCCGTCTTGCCGCTGAAGCTGGTTTCGACGCGAATCTGGTCGAAGCCGATGAGTTGGCCTGTGCGGGGGTCTGTGACTCCCCACTCCTTCTTCGCGATGTACTCTGCTCGCTTCGTCTCGGGGGTGCCTTTCTTGAAGGCGACGAGGCCTTTCAGGTCACGTCTGTCAGCGAGCCTCATGTCGCGGAGTAGGAGGTATCGCTCGTCAGACAGAGAGGCGACTGGCGTGTACGGGAGGATGGCCTCGCCGCCCTTCTGCTTGCGGCAGAGCTTCGTCCAGAACTCCTTGTGGGCGACCGTGACGTTGCCACCAGGTGCGGGGGTCATGCCGACGTACTTGTCGTACTCGGCGAGGTAGTCGGCGCGCATCTTGCCCCACGTCATGTAGAACGATTGGGGGATGGTGAGAGTGTCGGCGGTCTTAGTGTCCTCGAGGAACCCGCGGTCTTCGCTGGCTTGCTCGTAGGTGAAGGTGTTGATGAGCTCATCGCTCTTGCGGTCAACACCGTCGTTGAGTGTGTTAGCGAAGGCGGGGAGGGCTTTCACGTCGCGGACCTTGTTCTGGGTCTGCCACACGCCATCCCATGCGGAGGGGTTGCCCTTGAAGTGGAGGATGCGCGTGTCACCCTCGTTGCCTTTGACCCACAGGAATGGGTTGGAGCGCCACCCTTCGGCGCTGCTCCAGTGGCCGGTCATGTCCTCCAGGAGGAACGCCGGGTAGATGAGGTGAGTGTCGAGTTCAACGACGTGGAGGGCGACGCGACCGCCCTTGTGCTGGTGAGCGAAGATCTCGACCTTGGAGGGGGTGCGGCCTGTGGGCCACTTGATTGGGGGCAGGGATGTCATTTGCTTGTTCCTTCTGTGGTTCCCCAGCGGTTGCGGGGCGTTGGCTTTATGGGGAGAGCATCACTCTTGTTGACGCGGCGACGCTTACACGAACGCCCCGGCCACCCTACGACGAACGTGAGGTAACCGGGGCGCGAGTAGTCAGCAGTACTGCATCCACTGCTCGAGGGTGGGGGCCTTTGCTGTAGCACCTTCGGGGGCGAGGGCGCGGGCCCATGCGGGTGAGAACACTGAGCAGATGACGTTTTCCGTGTTCTTCGGGGAAGTCACGCGCAGTACCGTCGAGCTTGTCGGCACGTTGAGGTCAGCTGCTTCGACGGTGCTCATTGCTCGGTAGGTGATCTTGTCGAGAGCGTCGCACATGGGGACGACGATGGTGCGCTCCCAGGGCTTGACGTAGGCGGCGACGAGGGTGCCGTCGCAGATGCGCGCAATCTCGATCTCTGACGGGTGGATCTGCTTCTGTTCTTCGCTGGTATCGGTTGTTGGCCAGTGCTTCTGGATGTATCGCAGGCGAGACTCGAGTTCCTTCTCCTTGGGGAAGGGGACGATGTTCGTGTCTAGGACGGCCCCGTACTTGGATGCGCTCTCATCGAACGCCTTCTGTGCCTGCTGCTTGTCGAGTTCAAGGTCGGGGAATGGGTAACCACCTGCGACTCTACAGATGTGGGACCACTGTTCTACGTCTGCGACGGTCCAAGGGGCCGTGCTGATCGCCGTGATGAACTCTTCGGCCCATTCGGGGGTGGGGTGTTCCAGCGGGGTGGGTTCCTGTGCACCGTTTTGGAGGGCCTGGTTGAACAGGTCATCGAGCGTGTTCTCGTCGAGAGAGCCGGTCGTCTTGTAGGTGCGGTTCAGGTCTACGCGCCCGGTAGTGGTGCTGACTTTGGAGAACTGCCAGTCGCCGCTCCACGTGGACAGGGTGCCCTTGAAGCCGGTGATGACGTAGGCGGGGTAGTTGGCCTGTTCTGATGTTGGTGGCGTGTAGATGAACGGGTTGTGGGAGATGTCGGCGTTGAGGAGCCTGGGGTCGATACGCAGGAGGTTCGCCGGGCATGATCGCCTACCTTCGTACTCGTTGTCGAACGTTGCGAGCGCGAAGTACTGGGAGGGCACTCGGTTGTGGAGCTCGATGCTGACTTGCTTGATCTCGTGGTTGGCGTTGTCGGGGAAGAGGATGGGGAGTCTCGAGTGGGCTTTGACGCAGCGCTCATGGTCAGTGAGCTCGTCGTCTTCCTCACCCAGCGGCCCGTCGTACAGGGGAATGATGGTGTCTTCTTCTCCGTCGCTCTCGTACATGACTTCACCTGCGGCTCGGCGCACCTGGTCGATGCTGTAGGTGACCTCCCGGCACGTCTTGATCTCGTCGTCTGCGAAGTCGTAGGCCTCGAGACTGGATCCCTCATGAGCGAAGAACGTGAACTGGTCGGCATCCAGATCCCACAGGAAGGACACGCCCTCCTGGACGCTGGGGTGTGTCTTGACGAACGCCTCGGCTGCTTCACGGCGAGCAAACGCGCGCGCCTCACAGCTGCGCTCAACGACGCTCCTGTTGCTCAGGCCGACGTAGCTAGGCTCGGAACTTCCCACTTCTTCCGTGTAGTAGGGGACGACGGAGTATCCCTTGAGGGGCGCGCTGCCGTCGAAGCCATAGTCGCCATTCGAGTCGATCAGGGCGAACGATTCGACGGTCCCCATGTCGTGAATGGTTTTCTTGAGGACTTTCAGGAAGTCGCTGCGTCTGTAGCCGTCTTTGTCTGCACGCTGGAGGGCGTGCTGAAGGGCGAGGAATGTGAACTCGCCATCGTTGACGGTCATGTAGTCAACGCTGATGAGTCCGGTGCGAGCGTCGCGGTTGATCGTCGCGTAGAGGGCTGATTGTTCGGTCATATTACGGGGCCTTCCTAGTTGGGATGTAGAGGGGCCCCGGCCATGGGGATGTCGCACGACCGGGGCCCTCGCAGGGTTAGTGCTTCGCGATCCAGTCGCTCAGCTTGATGACAGCCTGGCGGTTGTTGAGGCGCTTACTTGCTGACCACGCGGGGGAGAACGCAGCACACATGATGGCCTCACTGTCCTTCGCTGTGAGGCGCAGGTTCGTCAGCGGAGCATTGCGGTTACCCGCGTAGTCGTAGACCGCTGCCGCCAGGGCACGGTAGACGAGCTTGTCGAGAGCATCCCCCATGGGGATGACGAGGGAGCGATCCCAGGACTTCACGTAGGCCTCGACGAACTTGCCGTCCGCTACAAGAGACAGTTCGATCTCGTCAGGCATAACGGAACGGCCGGCAAAGCCGAGGAGCCAGCGGCGCTGAATCTCGTCGAGGCGCTTCTTGACGGGCTTGCCCTTCGGGAACGCAACGAGGTCAGGCTTCATCGCGTCAGCGTACTTGGTGGCGCTCTGCTCGAACGCTTCCTGTAGGCCCTCCGGGGTGTCGGGCATCTGCGTCTCGTAGTCGAACGGCACGTCGCAGCGCTTCGACCAGTACTCCACGTCGCCGAGCGTCCACGGACCAGTGGATACGTCGCGGATGAGGTCTGCCAGCCACACAGGCTTACGCCCGTAGTATGCGTCTGGCTTGCGAGCTCCACCCTTGACGGCCTTGTTGAACAGCTCATCGAGGGTGTTCTCTTCCAGGTTGCCGGTGACCTTATAGGTGCGGGACAGGTCCACGCGCCCGGTCTTGGCGCTGATCTTGGAGAACTCCCACTCGCCGCTTCCGATCTGGGGGTTGCCGGAGAAGTCGGTGACGACGTAGGCGGGCTGCGCTTCGTTGTGAGGGTCGTACACGAAGGGGTTGCGGTCAATGACCCTGCCCTCGAGCGTCTGATCGACGGTCAGGAGGTTCGCAGGGAACTCCTTGCCTTCGGCACACACAACGGCAGCATATTGGGCTGAGCTACGGTTCAGCAGTGCGATACGGGCATGGGTGGGAGTGTCGCCGCCTGGCCATTGGAGGGGGAGGCGCTTGGAGGCGCGTAGGGCGATGTCGGACTCGCTCTCCTCCTCAGCGGGGACTACTTCGGGGAGTGTACCTTCGTAGAGGGGGATGGCCCGTTTTGACGACATTCTGCCGTTGTATTTGACGGATGCGTTTGGGTGGCGCAGCTGGTTGAGACTGTAGGTGATCTCCTTACAGGTGACGGTCTCGCCGGTTGCGAAGTCGTAGGCCTCGAGAGCCCCCCAGACGGTGAAGAACGTGAACTGGTTAGTGTCTAGATCCCACAGGTGCGACACCGCATCCTGTGCGTGGCCGTGTTCCTTGATGAACTTTTCAGCGGCCTTACGTTTGGCGAACGCGCGAGGAATTGAGCAGCGTTCCGACTCCTTGTAGCTCGTCAGGAGACTACCGTCACCGTCGTCGATGCCGAGGCGGTATTCTTTCCCGTCCTCGTGGTTGTGTGCGACGAAGCAGTACCCCTCCATGGGGTCGTGACGGTCGTAGTACGCATCATCCTCGTCGGAGCAATTGAAGGCGCTGATGTGTTCCATGTCGGCGACGGTCTTCTTGAGGAGCTTCAGGAACTCATCCTGCGTGTAGCCGTCCTTGCCCGCGTGCTGTAGGGCGAACTGGATGATTTGGGCGATGTGTATGCTCCATTGGACCGTCACGTGGTTGACGGTGATGAGGCCGGTGCGCTTGTCTTGAGTGATTGTGGCGTGTACGCCTCGTTGTCCCATGGGGGTTCCTTTCGGTGGAAGGTGGTTGTGGTGTTTGAGTGTTGGCGGGCGGTCAGAGGATCACGTAACCGGGCGCGGTTGCGGTTTCGAGGGCGACGACGCGGGGCATGTCGTGGGGCGCGTTTCTGTGGCCGTGGATGATCGTGATGTCAGCGCGGGCTGCTGCGTCGTTGATGGGCTGCGCGTAGTCCTCGTAGTTGGTCTTCCTGCGGTAGGTGCTGGTGCGGTCGCTCGCGCCGTTGACGCACTCGAGGGGAGTGAGCGTGCGGTCCTGGTTTGCTGTGCCGCCAGTGGTGACGTAGTAGGTGCCGTGTGGCGCGTGGATGGTGAGAGCGCAGGTGAGGCTGTTCAGATGGTGCAGGAGGTCGCGCTTCTGTGCGCCCGTGCGGGTGATCGCCCCAATAGCCTGCTGAACGTCAGGGAAGTCGCGGGGGTTGACGGCGCGAGTGAGGGTTTCCCGCAGGATCGTCTCGTCGATCCCCTCAAGGAAGATGACGGCGTGGCCGCGCTGTTTGGCTTGGGTCTCGAAGTACGTGAGGATCTTCCACGCTTGGGCGACGTGGGGGCTGGATGCGAGCGTGTCTCCGAGGAACACCCACGTCACGGCGCTCGCGTCCTTGGTCTCGTCCCATGCTTCCATGAGCGCTTTGCTGAGGGTGTGAGCGTCACCGTAGGCGCTCCCGATGACGACGACACGCTCCCCCGCCTTCATGGTGATTGTGCGCGTGTAGTGGCCGTCGATGGTGGAGCGCACGAACTCGCGCATGGCCTCAAGGTTGACCATGTGCAGCCCACAGTCACGCTCTTCCCACTGGGCCGACACCCACATGTCACGTCCCGCGTAGCGTTGGCACTCGCGGGTTCCTTCACGCACCCTCGCAGAGATCCTGAGCACGTCTTCTTCGGGCACGTAGCTGACGGTGCCCGCGCGCTTCTCGTTCTGCGCGAGGATCATTTCGTCGGTGGCATCGCCTTGCATGTCGATGACGGCGACCTGGTAGCCGTAAGCGCGGGACAGGTCGGCGAGGTGCTTGAACTGTTGCAGCTCGGGGTTGGTCGCGTCGAAGAACACATCACCACCCTGCTCGAAGCGCGACTGCAACGCGGACTCGAGGACGCGGGAGATCGTCCCCTCTGTGCCGCCACGGATAGATCTGCCGGGAACGCCGTCCCAGTCGGGGATGGGCATGGCGAACACGTCGCGGATCCCGTCGAGGGAGACGACTTGGCCGCGGGCCTGGTAGAGGCTGAGGAAGGTGCTCTTGCCGATACCGGGTGCTCCTCGGACGATGAAGAATGTCCTCATGGTGTTCCTCTCTGGATGATTGTGCCTATAGGGGCAGAGTGCCGCTAGAGGCTCATGCCAGTTGGTTATACGAATCGGATGGTCAGGTCGCGCAGGTACTCGGATGCCGTTGCAATGTTGATGCCGGTCTTGCTGGCGGCTTCGCGTAGCGTGTGGAGCCTGACGCGCTGTAGGTGCTCCGACCTTTCGGCAGGACAGGTAGGGCGATCACCTTTGATGTCGGCGGAGACCTCAGTCTTTTGGTGATTGCTGATGACACCGAGAGCGTGCAGGTGATGAAGAAGCTCCCCCACGGGTGCTTTGTACCTGCTGGAAGCACTGATTACATCGCGCGATGTCCACGCGCTCCCGTGGGCATAAAGCGCGCACGGTGGCATGAGGAACGCTCGCCCGAAGTCCTTGGCCTCTTCGATCCTACGCAGCGTGCCAACTGGTTCAGTGTCGGTGGCGTGCATGGCGAGGTGCCCTAGCTCGCTCGCGAGGGAAAACCGCTGCGCTACAGCATCCCGCCCTGTTTGCAGGAACACGTAAGGCACCCCCTCCCACATGAAGGAGAACGTTCTGACCTCTACTTGCCCCTGGCCGAGAGAGAAGACACGCACTCCCACCGTTTCGAGGAGGCGCATCATGTTGTGGACTGGCCTGTCAGAAAGCCCCCATTCAGCGCGCAGGAGCTCCGCTGCATGTGACGGATCAAGCGCAACGTCTGCCACATGCAGCGGTTGAGGTTGCGGAAACCCTGCATATTGGTTGAGGTGCTTGCTGAGCGTCACGCCCATGTAGGCATACTCGAGGGCGGCGGCGCGCACATGAGCAGGAAGCGACAGGGGCAAGCTCGTCACTTCAACAGGGATCTCGTTTGCTTCATCTGGGCGCATCTTCGTTACGAGTTGACGGCATCTCCCATACCGACGTTGACGTAGCGGACGTGCGCGATCTGCTGGCCGTACATGATGGCAGGGTGTACGAACCAGTAACCGTTCCCCACCGGGATGGGCTTGTCAGCGTCGAGACCGTAGGCTTCGCTTGTGTCGGGTCTGAGAATAGATTCGCTCCACTGTTCACCGGAGGCGAGGTTGACCGGGTTGACTGGCACGCATGTCGTGTAGCCGATGACGGTCCCGTCGTCGGGGGCGACGAGCACGCCACTGCGCTCGTGCATTTGGCGCGTCCAGTCATCTTTTGCTCCCTTTATCCACAGGGAGGTCTGCCATGCCCAATGCGCCACGGGGAAGATGTCCACGCTCTTCATGTGGAGGACTTCTTCCAGGAAGCGCCGGGTTTTGTCCCAGTGGTACTTGAGCTCGGGGGTTGGGCATGTGCGGCGGCGCGTCTGCGCGAAGATGGTGTAGCTATTCGTATCCTGTGTGAAGGCTGGGTGGTCCGGCTTTAGGTCTGCAAGATACCCGGTGAGTCGAATCGCCTGCTGCGTTTCTTTGGACAGGTTTTGTGGCCAAATATCCCCAAGTGGGATGTATTGGACTTCCTTCATGGCGGTCTCGCTTTCTCGGTTTGGAACGCTGTTCGGCGCGTTCGTGATAAAAAATATCATATTGTTGCGCATGTGTGCTACTTTGTGGGTATGCAACTACTCAACCTTACGATTAGCAATCACAAGTCGATCAGGGATGAGGCCACCCTCAACCTCGCCCTATCGGCAATACGCACCCTCAATCCGCCAGGGGGTGCCCAGTGGGGCGACTACCTGCACCGCCTCGCAGGCATCTACGGTCCCAACGGCTCTGGGAAAACGAACATCCTCGAAGCCTTCCACCACATGAAGAGCGCGATCACTACCCTCCTGCCCCTTGGGGCGAACGCGCTCCCCTACGGGCCCTACGACGCATCGAAGCCGACCTACTACAGCATCGAGTTCATCCTCGACGACATGCGCTACGAGTACAGCCTGTCCCGGAACGCAGACGGCGTTGCAGGGGAGCACCTGCGCGTCGCCCGCAAGCGATGGAACACCATCTACTCGCGCGATACGCACGGGGCTGTGACCGGCCTGAAAGGCCTCCCCCACGTCAACGTGAACGAGTTGGTTCTCACTCGAGCGTCCCTCATGGGCGACCCGCAGGTGAAGCCCGTCCGCGATGCACTCATGACCGGGGTCAGTGTCTTCCGTGTCGGCGCTCCTTCGATGGAGGACGCATACCTGCACATTGCCAAGCATCTTCTGTTGCGCCGCCTCGACACGACGGCCCTAAGTACGCTCGCTCAGGTCGCAGACCTTGGCGCTACGAGCATCGAGCTGTGCGCCCCCCAGCGGCCAGCGCGCTCCACACACCACACGCTCGCAGATAGAGAGGCTGCGGAAACCTCCCTTGCGCGGGTTCTCCCCCACCTTCTCGAGTTCCATTACGGTGAGCACGCAGTCTCTCATACGGCACTCTCAGCGTCTTCGGGGAGCATCATGTGGCTGGCGCTTGCCACCGCAGCCATTGACGCGCTCACCAGCGGGCAGGTGCTCGTTGTGGATGATCTGACGGCTTCCCTCCACACGGAGCTTGGTCGCATCATCATCAACTGGTTCACCAGCCCCACCATCAACCAGACAGGAGCCCAGCTCATCTTCACGACCAACGACATCGCACTCATGGACATTGGCCGCGGCCCCATCCATAACCGTGAGCGCATCTGGTTCACAGAGAAGAACAGCGCCCAGGCCACCACGCTCTACCAGCTCTCCGACTTCACCGGACTGCAATCTCGAAGCAGCATCACGAAGAACTACCTTGAGGGGCGTTTTGGGGCCATGCCTTACTCATGCCCCTCGCTCGTCTACAGCATTCTCACCGACTGACGACGGGTATAGGAAGCGCCCCAAGGGTTACGGGCATGTTCCCCTTGGGCGCCTTTCTGTCTGCGCGTCCGCAGCTGGGGGGGCAGGGGGCGCGGGGGGGGGGGCCTGCGCAGGTTTGCTCGTTGAGGTCTTCCGCGAGGGATTGGTCGTCCCAGCGGCCTCCGTCGGGGCTGATCCATGTGCGCTGACCCTTCATGTGCTGGCGATCTTCGTGGGTCTTACCGTTACCGGGGCCCACGGTGACGATCAGCGTACCCAGAGGGAGGGTGCGCAGGTCGATTTAACCCTGCATGTCAATGAATGCGATGGCGGGCATGTCCTTGCGTGAAGCCATGATTGGGGTTCCTTCCTGTGCGGCTTTTGCCTACTGAGCGTCCGCGTTCTGGTGTGCAGCTTCGTAGGCTTCAATAATGGTTGGGCCGAGTCGGCCTCGCGTGGACGACGTGTAACCCTTCTCGATGGCCCACGCCCTAATCTCAGCAGTCTTCTGTCGCTGAGCGCGCCCCGTGCTGGCACTGCTCGTCTTGCGCGATGACTTCCGTGAGGTCACACGCCGACCGTTGGCGATGTAGGGCGCGAACACCTCGCGGAACTTGTCTGCATTTTCCTTGGACAGGTCGATTTCGTAATGTGCGCCGTCGATGCTGAACCTGATGGTGCGGTCGGCTTGGGAGCCGTCGAAGTCATCAACCATCTTGGTGACCTGGTATTTCTTGAGCATTTGTTGCTCCTTTCTGATGAATTGTTCCTTAATGTCCAACTGTAGCATTACGCCCATTACTATGGCAACATTAAAAGCGTTGCAAGGCTGGGCGAAACCGTGGTTTTGCTAAAAAAGGGGGAGGCCCCGGAGAGTATCGCATCTCTGGGGCCTCCCTATTTGCTGACGGGGGTCAGTTCTTGTTCTGGCGGCGGCGGGCCACCAGGAGAGCGCCACCGGCGACGGCGAGCACGCCAGCGCCAGCGATCAGGCCAGCGTCGGCACCCGTCTTAGCCAGCGAGCCCCTGCCGCTGTTGACGGGGGCGGGAGGGGGGGGGGGCGGGGGGGGCG